GTTTCCATAACAAAATCACCATAACATGAGTAAGTATTAGGTATTTGTTGATCGGTCCATGTACCAAGCATACCATTGTCATAGGTAATATTATTTTGATACATCCAAGCTACTGCATCTCTTTTAAGTAAGAAATAGTTAAGTATAAAATTAGCCATTTCATAAGATAATGCTTTTTTAATTACTTGATATTTATTAGTTTGAAATGTCATACTACCATACACTTTTGTAAAAAATTAAAAGACACTGATATTCTTATATCATTAGATTCATTGGGATCAACACAGTGCATTAACCAAGATGGAAACATAATACATCTTCCAGCGATAGGTTCGTACTGTGTATCTCTATATAATCTAGGTGGTTTTTCCCCTTCTTTTTGTCTAGGTCTAAACATTGCAGCTGAAGCTCTTGGATCATCTATCTTTAAATGTCCTGAGTTTTTAGGTGCTTTAATATAATAAACACCAGACCACAAAGAATTAGGGTGTTGGTGAGCTCTGTTCATACTACCTGGTGGATTAATGTTAGCCCACATATTACCTAAAAAAGGTTCACTTTCATAATGCTCTTGTTCGTATATTGTTTTTTGACAAGCATATAACATATCAACTAGTTTTTTAAATTGAGGCAACTCCGCCATATTAGTATGTGAGTGCCAACCTTTAATATTAGTTCTAACTACTCCTTTATCTTGTTTAGACCAAGCTACAATATCTCGTTCTAACTCTTGATTAAGAGTTGGGTGCTTTATATCTGCAATATAAACAGGTGTTGGAAAATGTAAATCTCTATGCATTATTTAAATGGTGTGCCTCCAAACCACATAACTAAAGATTTTCTGTTGCCACGTATAACGGGTGTAACTCTATGTCTTATAAATGATGCAAAAAATACTGCGTGCCCTTGTTTAATTTTTGCGAATTTACCCTCAGACATCAATTCTAAATCTCCACCTTCAAACTCTGACTCAGGAGAAAGTAAACAAGTCATAGATATTTTTCTTACAGGTGGTTCGTGTTGCATGTTCACATCATTATCTACATGCCATTCATAAAATCCACCTTCTGGATATTCTGTGTATTGTGCCATCTCATTTATAGTCATTCCATCAAAACCAAAATGATTTCCGTTTGTAGTTTTCATAATACGTTCAATGTCTTTGTACATGTCAGCCATTTTTTTAAATGGTATCCAACTAATATGTGAGGTTCTTGTTTTAGTATCTATCTTTCCACCTTTAGTTCCTTTTTCATTTCCAACAGATGCATCGTTTCTAGGTTCGTTTCTTCCTGCTTCAATAATCATTTGACATTGTTCTGGTGTAAAAATTGGTTGTGTAGTCTCAACTATAAAAGATCGCCATCGTGGTTCTGTTATCATATTAATATCCGTATTCTACCCATCCCGTTATTATGTATTTATCATTTGATAGAGGTGGGTTGCCTCTATGAACGTGTGTAAACTGCGCAGGCCATACTAACATAGTATTTTTCTCTGGTTTAAATCTACACTTTTGGTATAAAAATTCTGTTTCTCCACCTTCGGTTACATCATTAAGATAAACCATAAAAGCTAATATTCTGTTTCTAGCTTTCATTGAAGCATTTTCACAATGCCACATATGATAACCTTCACCTACTTTAGTTTTTTGTATTTTGACTTCAAATATATTGTGTGTCGATAATTTTTTTAAATGTGAATATTTTTTTACATACAATGGATATACTTCTTTAAAAAACATATCTATAAAAGGTTTATTGTTATAAGTCATAGGAACATTAGTGTCTCTTATAGTATCTATTGCATTATCTGATACCAAAGTTTCATCTTCTCGTCTTGGATACACTGCACCTTGTTGCTCACATTTATTAAAATAATTTAAATAATCATTTATTAATTCATTCGGCATAAAGTTTTTAAATAAACCTATGTGGTTATCTATGTAATATTGTTTATCCATTAATTAGCACCTCTGTTTTTTATTGGATCAAACTGTACATCACAGTTGGCAGCAAGAGTTCGTCTTACTTCATCAGTACCATTAAAAGGATATACACAGTGCCTCATATCATATGGAAATATGTAAAAGTCCCTAAGATTCATTGGTGGTTGATAATCTATCTTTGCAAATTGACCATTAGCTGCTCCTAGTATTTGAAGTCTACCGTTTTGTTTAACTTGATCTGCTGAGTATTCTTTACCAAATGTAGAGGGTAGTTTTAGAATCATTACAGAAGACAGTCCCGTAAATAACATACCTCTATGTACGTGTGCTGGATTATACTCGTGTTGTTTCATTTCATTAACCCAAATAGAGTTGAGGTGTAAATCATAATCCCTAATTTTATTGAATGCTAAGTAATGTTTAAACATTTCTAAAAAATAGTTTGTTACATCTTTTGGTAACATGTTATGATTCTTCATCTTTGTTTGATCAGCCCCGTTATAAAATAAAGAATGTTCTTTTTCTATCTTACCCACTAACTGACTATTGGCAGGAAGTAGATTATGAAAATTAGATCCATAAATATAATTAATAGAATTAAATATATCTAAAGGAACCTGATATTTTAAAATCGATTGACCTAGAAATACAGGGTCAAACTTTAGGCTTTCCATCTGTTTCAATTTGTTCTCTTTCTTTATAACTACTTTCTAATTCACCAGACTTTTTAATTCTTTGTAATGATTGTAACTGTCCCATTACATTAAATACTTCGGCCTCTGATGAGTTAGCATTTAGTGTTTTTGCTTTCTCGTGATATTGTAACCCGTATGATTCTAGTTGATGTTGGTTAACATCTTTGTCATTAAACGATCCATCATTAAATTCACCTTTTAATTTAGACCACATTTTAATTTCTCTCATTCTATGTTTTGCAACTTTCTCCATAGAAGCTTTTGCAAATCTAGCTTCATCTAAATCTATTTGATATTTAGTTCTTTTATATTCATCTTCTTCTTTATCTATTTTCTTTTCTAACCAAGTAATCTTTGCTTCATTTCTTCTATAGTCAAATGATAGTGTCATAAGGTTATCTAAGTAAGATGATTGTTCTCTAACACATTGCCAATACTTTGATGCTTTAGTTGGATATCTATTGTCTTGTAATACAGAAAATCTTGCTTCTGTTTCTGTTCGAAACATTTGTTTCTTAGTCCAAGTGTCTCTTAGCTCGTCCACCATACCTTTAAATGATGATAGATCTTCTCGAGTTAATAGATTATTTAAGTGTGGTTCTTCTTGTTGTATAACTTCTTTAACGTCTTTTTTCATAGCTTTATCCTTTATAGTTAAAACAAATATATACTATTTAAAATATATTACAAGTCTTATGAGTCGGTAAATGTTCTAGTAACAGGAGCTCCCGCACCTGTCCATTCTTCTACTATAGCTGTATTAGCCGGTGGTGGTCCATAAGTGGGTTTACCTCCAGCAATTAATCCTGAACTAGTTGTTCCTATTCCGGTATTATTTAATTGGTATCTAGCATTATTTATATCATTACCTTCTGTCCAATTAGTTCCATTCCATTCTTCATTTGTTGCAACATTTCCTGGATCCGTAGTACCACCAGCAAATAAACCAGAAGTAGAAATACCTAGTCCCGCACCTTCTCTTTTGGCTGCATTTAAATCGTTAACTTCTGTCCAGTTAGTTCCATTCCATAGTTCTGTAATAGCAACGTTTCCTGGAGGAGCTTCACCTCCCGCATTTATGGCTGCACCTTGAATTCCAAAACAACCTGATGCTGATCTAGCTGTGTTTAAATCGTTTACTTCTGTCCAATTAGTTCCATTCCAACTTTCTGTTTCATCTTTAGCACCGGGTCCCCAGCCTCCATAAGCTAGAGCGGCTGTATTACTAGCACCAACACCACTTAGCGATGCTCTAACTGTATTCATATTATTAACTTCAGTCCATGAACTTCCTGCCCACATTTCTGTGTTATTTGTGTAACTTGGTGTAGACCCAGCAAAAACTACAGCAGCCGTGCTTGTTCCAGCTCCTGCTAAATTACTTCTTGCATCATTAATATCTCCAACTTCAGTCCAATTACTTCCATTATATTGTTCCGTTTTATTTTCTTTACTTCCAGCATTTTGTCCACCAACCACGATACCCGCTGAAGTAGTTCCCATTCCTGCAGCAGTTCCTCTAGCAGTATTCATACTTGTACCAGTAGCCCATGAACCGGCAGCTGTTAGAGCGTGGCCTTTTAATGCATTAGATGTTGTATTATACCAAACTTGTCCTTCAACAGGATTTGATGGGTCCGATGCTACCGCTTCAATTTGTGTTCCTCGTATTTCTTTGTATGTTGCCATAATTAATCCGTACTTACCGTTTTAGTTGTAGTTGATGTTGAACTCCATTCTTCTGTTGCTGTAGTATCACTACCATCATTTCCTCCAAAAATTAATGCTGAAGTGTTATCCGTTGCTGCCCCACCAGCAGCTGATGTAGCTGTGCTTAAATCTGCTACTTCTTGCCAACTAACTCCATTCCATTCTTCTGTAAATGCAACATTAGTTGTAGTATATCCACCTGCTACAATAGCTGATGTGCTAGTTCCTGTTTGACCCGCAGCCACAACTCTTGCAGTATTTAAAACATTTCCTGCCGTCCAGTTAGTTCCATTCCATATTTCTGTATTTGCTAATACACCTGGATTTCGTCCACCTGATGCTAAAGCAGCAGTACTAGTTTTACCAAGTCCAGTATTCATTTGATATCTTGCTTGATTTAAATCGTTTACTTCAGTCCAGTTAGTTCCATTAAAAGATTCAGTATTAGCAAAAACTCCAGCAGGTGAAGCTCCTCCAAACACTAAAGCTGCCTCTGCATTAGCTCCTGCACCTCCGCCTTCTGCTCGTGTTGTGGTTAAATCTGCTATTTCAGTCCAGTTCGTTCCATTCCACTCTTCAACTATATTTGTATAACCACCATTTTCTCCACCAATTGATAAAGCAGATGTAGTGGTTCCTGAAGATGCCATTGAGTGTCTTGCTGAATTTAAATCATTTTTTTCTGTCCAACTAGTTCCATTATATTCTTCAGTGTTGGCTTTATTTGGTGATCTACCACCATAACCTAAAGCTGCCGTTGAGGTTCCAACAGCACCCATATTACGTCTAGCAGTATTCATACTTGGAGCACTTGAAAATGCACCGACTGGTGTACCTGCACCTGTCCATTCTTCTGCTGCTCCAGTAAAAGGAGATCCACCAGCGATAAGCGCTGCCGTTTGAGCTCCACATCCTCCTGCTGAACTTCTAGCAGTAGCTATATTGTTTTGTTCTGA